CATAGATGGCAGAGACGATGATCGTTCCCGGCATGGCGTAGACCGATGCCGAAGCAAAGAGCAAGATCAATGCGAGGAGAGTTTTATTGAATCCAGTTTTCATCGATCTTCCTAAATCCGTATTTGTCATACTTCAGCGCAGGGCTTGAGATCATCTTGCTGACCGTGAAGTATTTGATTCTGCCTTGATCCTTCAGGGCCTTGCCAAATTCGACATACTCTTTGAAGAGGCGATACCCAATAGTGCCGTTGCGAAAGTCAGGGCGAACATACCAAGCCATCTCATGAAGAGCGAGGACTTTGGGACTCCATACGCTCGGCAAGATCATCGACATCAAAAGCCCCTTGCCCTCGGCGTAGAAGATCGCTCCCTGCCCTGCAAAGATGTTGCTCAGGAGTTGAACCCAATACGCTTCGTCGTCCTCGCCATAGACATGAGCAATCGGGGACTCTGACCGAAAGTCTTTCATCAGGGCGATGACATCAGCCTTGTCGTGTAATGTTGCTCTTCGGATCATGACTCTGCCGTCGCTCCCTTGCCGAAGTAATAGCTCAGGTTCGTGATGGCGGCGACTCGGTTCATGCTGGTGTCTCCCGGAGTGAAGAACTGCCATGAGTTGTCATTCGTGTAGCGCCCTGCCGTCCTGTTCTGCAAGATTATTTGACTCGAGGATGCGCTGACAGTGATCACCCCGACGAATGTCCTTGCCTCTTCCATCCATTGCTCTGAGATCGAGAAGGTCGAGATGTAGCCTGAGAAGAATTTGTAGAGACCACCTGAGCCACCAGTCGTGATCAATTCGCCAGCCGTGTTGAAGAAGCCATGCCACGATTCGATCTTTGATCCCTTGACTGTCTGTCCCAAGACAAAGCCAAGCATTGCCGTGTCGATCCCCACCAAAGTAAAGTTGGTCTCGTTCGATGTCGACTTGATGTCTCGTTGAGCATCGCCTACCTTGATCAAAGTCCCAAGGGCATCAAATGGCTGAGAATCGACCGCAGGAATCGTGAGAGCCGATGGGGTTGATGCAAAGCGATAAGTGCTTGTCGGGGTCGTGATCCGAACGAAGTCGGCGACTCGAATGTTGTTGGTATTCTGAACGGGTGCGATCGGATTCATAGGACTGCCTCAAAAGCCGAAAAAGCCCCGTCCCATTGAATGAATGAATCATTCGTCATTGGCACAAGGGTATAGGTCGGGAACTCTCTCAGGATCACAGGGAAGGTCACGCCGTTGTAGTTCGAGTCGCCAAGAGTCTGAGTCACGCCAAACTCGCCGATCACGGCGTTCACAGGGGCAGTCAGGGTCTCGATCAGATTGCGGTGAACAGGGATCGTCACGGTGGACAAAGTGCCCCTCAAGACATCAGCCGTTGCAATGTAAGCGTAGCGCCCCACTTGGCAGAAGTCTCCGATCCTGACGATTACTGTTGATGCGGCGACAGAAGGCAGATTGCCAAGAATAAGATTCTTGTTTTCCGATGAGGTCTGCCATTGGCAAGCCGTCACCTGAGGATTGGTGAGCGCCCCCTGATACTTGATGTAGTTGATCCAGCCCGTTGCCCCAACGTTCAAATACTGCTCCAACGCCTTGTCAGGAATCCGCAAGGCATTGAGCAGGGGCCGGTTCTGCGAGTAGAGCAGGTAATTCATCGGCTTCAACTCAAAGCCAAAGGGAACGACAGTTACTATTTCAGAAGTGCTTAGGCGTTGATTACGAGATACGACTTGCCCTACAAAGCGGTGATCATTGATCCCGACTGATTCTGAGATGCTGAGGATTAAATTGAGGCTCATGATTACCTAGTCTGCGGAATGCTTCTGCTCGCTGATTGATTTGCCGCCCACACCGATTGGCGATTCTTTGCCAAGAATGTTGCCGCCGACTGAGTGTCGATTGCTGACATCTGAGCGATGTAAGGACCGTTGTAAACGACGGAGGGTTGCCCACCCATGAGGGCATCGCCGACTCGCCCCGAGGGAACGATCGTGCCGCCTTTTTGGGGGACGAATAATTCGGGACCGTTCTCGCCCACCATATAAGGCAAGCCCTGAGAGACCACGCCGCCCGAGGCTTTGCCAGTCGTTCCCGGAAGAGAGAAGCCCATTGCCCCGAGAGCCGCCTTCAAAAGAAAGACCGCTTGCATCTTCATCTGCATGGCGATCAAGTCTCGAATGACTGAAGCGGCAAAGTCTTTGAAAGAGAGCTTGCCCGTCTGCACGAATGTGTCGATGGCGCTATTCATGTTGCCAATCACCGAATTGAAAGCCTGACCGCCCAACTTGCCAGCCTCATCAGCAGAGCGAAGGTATTGCTCAAAGGCGTAATTCCAGCCCGTGACGAAATCCTCTTGCCTCATTCTCTCGGTTTCCGTGCCTCTTTGACGAATAGCAGACAAGGCTCGCTCTGTCGCCTCCGCTCTATTGATCAGCGCCATGTTGTCAACGAATTCGGGAGACCTCTCATGCCCTTTCCATTGGGCTTTTAATTCGGCTCTTTGAATTTCAAATCCAAGCAATTTTTCCTGAAGAGCCAATTCCTCTCTTTGCTTTTCATAAGCAAAAGTAGTCATGTGAACTCTCTCATTCTCGAGCCGAGCCTGATCGCCTTTGAGAGCCGCTAAAGTGTTCTCGTTTTCGATCTGCCGTCCGAGAAGATCAATGCCAAGTTGCCGCTTGGCATTGATCAAGTCATCTCGCTGAGACCGATCTTGCTGGGCTTTCTTCATGTCAAGATCGAATTGCTGTTGCACGATGCCTTTTTGTGCCGCACTTAAATTCTCAGCCTTGAGAGCCTCTGCCCTGACTTGAGTTGCTTTGGCAATATCTTGTGCTTGCTGAATAGCACTCTCACCAAGAGCAAGTTCATCCTGAGAGCCTGTCAGGTCCATTTGATATTCATGACGGCGACGATCAAATTCAAGCATCTCTTTTGCCAATTTGATTTTTGCCATACCAGCCGCAATGACTCGACGATCTCCCGTCTTTCCTGATTCAGGCGTGCCGCCTCCTTGCTGGACTTCAGGCACGGTTGCGTCAGATTCAGCGTCAGCACTCTCAAAGGCTTTCATTGCCCCAAAGTAAGCCGCCAAGCCAGCACCCGCCATAGCGACGCCCTTGATGCCGCCAGCCGCCGAGATCGCAATGCCAAGCGAGGCGGTAGTCCTGAGGGCTACATTGAGCGCCTTGAACGCCGCTACGAGCCTGAACATGCCATTGATTGTCGCTACGGCGGTAATTGCCACCATCGCCGATTTGAATTGATTTACCGAAGGCACGAAGTCGCCGCTTGCAAGGACTTTGAAGACTTCGGCAAAAGCCAACTTCAAATTGAGCAGGGCACGATCAATTCGATCTCCCAAGACTTCCCATGCTTTCAGGGCTTCCTCTTGGCGACGGAACTCAGCCGTCGATTGCCCGAGAGCCTGAGCAATCTCTTCGACCGACTTGTGCAAGCCGCCTTTGCCGAGAATCTCTTTTACCGCCTTGATTCGATCGTAGGTGTTGCCAATGTTTGCCAGCCCCTCGTAGACCCGAGTCAGGGCTTGCTCAGGGTTCATCGTCCTCAGTTCTCGGAAGGAGATGCCCAAGTCTTCAAAGGTGGCGATCGCCGCTTCATTGCCTTGTTGAGCCTCGGCAATCTTGCTGAACATGGTCGCCATGATCTTGCCAGCATCTTCAGCCTTGCCGCCAGCCTGAATAATGGCGTTCTGAAATTGCAAGACTTTGGCAATGCTTACATCGTAGGTCTTTGAAAGATCATTGAGGCTTCCAGCAAGCGTGAGGACAGAGTTCGCCATTGCCGCAAAGCCAGCGATCGAAAGCCCTGCCGCCCCTCCTAGTTGATTGAAGAGGTTTTTTAATTTCCCCATTCCAAGACCAAGATCGTTGAAAGCGTTTTGTAAGTCCTTGGCTTGCTTCTTTGCCTGAGAGGTAGCCTTGTCCCAGTCTACGGTGACGAGACCTAATTTGACCGAGAGGGACCCAATGACTGCCATGACTATTTCCCTTTAGCGTATTTGCCCCAGTTTACTTCTGACCAAATATATTGTCCAAGCCGATCGATGACCACTTGCTGATTCCCTTCGAGGGCAGGACGAATGAATGGCTTGCCGCCAGTTACGGCGTTGCCAAATTCTTGAGCAAGAGCAACAGGGCGATGTAGTCCGTATGTCTGAAAATTGCCCCGCTTATTCAGAACGGTTCTTTCGACCGAGTCTTCCCGCTTCGGGCTGACAGATACTCGAACCATCATGACCTCGCCTTTGAAGGATGCCGACTGCTTATCTCGTCCCATTGGGCGATGAGATTTCATGTAGACGTGATTTTGGAGTTGCCCCGTATCGACGGGGGCGTTCGCCCTGACCCTCTCAAGGACAGGCTCCATAGCGAAGCCTAGAGCCCTCTTCCAGATGCGATCGGTCTTTGCCTTGCCGATCTCCTCAGCCAACTCGTCCATCGCCTTATAGAGGTCCTCAAAGCCCGTGACTTTGAATTCTCCCGTGCGGCTTGCTTCGTAACTCATTTTTCAAACCTCTTGATGTCAAAGCCTTGCGCCTGAGTCATGAAGGTCAAAAGAGAATTGTTGATCTGCTCTTTTACAAGTGGCTCATGGTCAGGGTTTTCGAAATACTGATTGATCCACGGAAAGATTTGCGCTTGCTTGTAAGCGGGTTGGCTCTCGCCCCTCATGTAATTGAAGACGCCAGCCGTCAGGGTAGCGATTGCATCAAACGTGCCTCGATTGCCTAACATCCCGTCTGCATACATGACTGTTATCTCCGTGAATACTTCCTCATTTATTTCATCAACCGAAGTCTCCGTGTGCCCGTTGAATACCATGGCGGCGGTCACTTGCCTACGAAGACTTCTCCTTAGTTTTTTTTTGCGGTCGAGTAATCAGGATGGATTGCACCCTGAATCTCGCTCATGATCTCTCGAACGACGAATTCAGGGAACTCAGCCATGATCTCGTCGTAAGTTTCTGTAATGGGTTCATCGATCTCAGAGACCAGCAAATGAAAATACTCTTCGACCCGAGTCTCTTCGATGGCTTGGTAAGAGGCAACTTGCTTCAGCGAAGTGCCGTCTACGATCAGATCATCCTTGAGGACTTCGATCGCTTGCTTCTTTTCGTTCAGCGCCTCGAGGAATTTTTCGCCACCCTCTTTGATCGTGTCCAGCATCGGCTTCGAGAACTTCTCATAAATCGCTTGAACCTTCTCAGGGTTGGGGATCATGATCTTGGCGTTGATGTCCTCGATCTCTTTCTTGAGGGGGATGCGGACTCGAAGATCAAGAGTGACATCGCCGAGTGAGACTTTGATTTTCTTGATGGCGAGAGTCTTGCCCGTCTCGAGGGTCTGTCCTAATTTACTAAAGAGTTTCATTCTGCACTCCCCCGCAAGAGTTTGACGTAGATCGTGTTGTTCAGGGTGATGACGTAATCAACGATCTCATCGGGCGTGAGTTTATCTGCGTGATTCTTTGCGATCTCGTAGGCAAGATGAATCCCGACCAGCCGTTGCTGGGGGAATCCAAACCAATTCTTTGCCCCTGAATTGGCTTGGCTGACCAAGAAGTTTAGGAGGTCATGGTTGCTCTGTATTTGAACTGTCATCTGTTGTGGTCTCTTGTGTTGTTGAAATCTTGTCGGGCAAAGGAAACGCTTTTGCCAATGCGGTGAGGCAGACATACTCAGTCGTGCCAGGCTTTGCTTTTGCAAGAGCCTTGGACACTTCTGAGGGATCGCACTCAAGACCTCGAGCCACCGAATCGAGGCTCATGTAGGTTGAACTCAGGACTTCAATGGCTTGATCGATCTTCATCAGTTGTTGCTCCATCCGTATTGATTGCCCCGAGGGTGAATCGTGAAGGTGCATTTTGCTTCGGCAGAAGGAGAGGGATCAATTTGGAAAGAACCTACTCGACCATTGAAAGCATAAGCCACGGTGTTTGTACCCTCGACTGCCGCCACCACAAAGGTGCGATCAATCACGCCGCTGTAAGCATCGCCTCGGATCAAGAGCAATCCAGCATCCGAAGGATTCCATGCCGCAGTAATCGTCATGGATGTAGGAGCCGCTTGCGTTGGAATCTTGTCAGACTGGCGAGAACCCGCCACGCTGAAAGACGCATTGGCATCGTCCATGCCGAAAGAAGGGACTGCCTCGATGTTCAGTTGAGTGCCAGCCGCCCCCGTGCCGTTGGCAGAAGTGCCGACGATGGTCGTGACTTCTGCCAGCCAAACGCTGAGGTTGGCAGTTGTCAGGGGAACGGGTGTTGTCCCTGTTTGCATCCACATCGATGCGCTAAATCCGGGAAGGACTTTTGCTGGAATAGCCATGGTGATCTCCTATTAGGCGTTGTTAGACCAACCGTACAAATTGCCACGGGGGTGAATTGTGAACATGCACTTCGCTTCAGCCGATGGCGAAGGATCGATCTGGAAAGAGCCAACAC